TACTTTACCGATAACATCTTCACCGGTAATCATTCTTACTATTTTCACTTCACTCATATTATCTCCTAGTCTATACTATATTTAGTTGTTACGATATATCTCCTTGCTGGGTTAACCATAACATTTACCCGTTTCATAAATCCACGGTTCATCAAAATTAGAGACCTCTCATCTCTATCGTCTAGTGTAAATTTTACATCTTTGTAAATTGTACCTAAAAATTCTACATCTAATTGTATCACATATCTTTCTTCATCATAATCACGCATACCACCAACACCTACTTTAATTTTTTCAAGTATATCTGAGGTAATGGTTTTACCTAATAAAGTCCAAGTAATTTTTTTACCATTTACTTTAAACTTGTCTGCGTGAATAACAGCAAGTGCTGAATTACCTGTATCCCATTTTGCTTCAATTTCACCAAATGGTTTGATATTAACAATTTCTCTATGGCCAATTTCTGTTGGCACTTTAAATCTGTTTTTGGGGTCTTCAAAATGTTGAATGACCTGTTTAATTAAATTTTCTCCAGTAGCTTGTTCAATACCTTCCGTACCTGGCGAGCTGTTGACTTCAATAACATATGGTGGTATTTTTTCTCTATTCTTACTAGGAATAAAATCAACGGCAACATAACTACCGTTAACAGCCTTAGCCGCAAGTATGCACTGTTCAATCTCCAACTCCGTAAGTTTGAACATCTTAACTTTTCCACCTTGTGAGAAATTTGACCTAAAATCACCTTTGATTACCTCTCTTTTCATAGATGCTAATATTTTACCACCTAAAACTAATACTCTAATATCACCATCAGTTTCAATATATTCTTGTATTAAAAGTTCTGCGTCATCATCTGTTTTATATTGTAACTGTACAATACTATCTAATGACCTTTCACTTTCAATAAACAATACACCAACACCTTTACTACCTCGTAAAGTTTTCATAATGATAGGATAATCTCTATCTAAATTTTCAACTGCTTTTTCCACACCGTCTTTATTTGGTATTAATACGGTATGTGGTTGTGTTAAACCATAATCTGCAAGTCTTAAATAAGTTCTATATTTGTCTGCACAAATATTTACACATTGTCTGCTGTTAACACAGGCAACACCAGCTTTTTCTAATTGAGATAATAAGTCTAACCAGGAATCTTTTCTTGTAACAGAACCACGGACAATTGCAACTGTATTTTCATCATTGATTTCAAAACCTTTATCATCATCTATATTATGAATAGTTTTGATACCGTCTTCATTTTTAATATATGCACCATCAATAAAGACTACATAAGTTTTATGACCTAACTTAGGTCCTTCTTCTTGTATTCTTTTTGCTGTATGGAATAGTTCAGAATTTTCTGGTTCATCTGATAGTACCAGTATTCTTAACTTATCAGCACCTTTGGCTTCAGTTATGTAATCTCTAAACTTGTGTACTTGCATTGTTACTATCTTCTGGTTTTTTGCCTATATTATATTTAGCAACCAGGTTCCAATCATTCTTTTCTTTAAAAGGTAAAACTTTAATTTGGCTTAACGGTGCCTTGTTTTCTACCATTGAGGTTTTAACAACCTCTATTAAATTCCAGTCTTGTAGTAATAATGCAATTGTATTTCTTCTTTGAATATCATTCTCAACTAATGTTGATTTCTTACCATCTAAAGCAAACAATTCTTTAAAGTGTGTAATGTAATACTTACCTTGTTTGTGTAAAATATGGCAAGATTGGTATAATGTTTTATCTTTACGACTAGCAACACCAATTCTTGTTAAAGTTTCTCTAACTTTTAAAAAGTCGTCTGGTTGTTTGATTGTGACCTCTAACATATCACTTTGCGACCAGCTAATTATTTCTTCACTCATTTCTTTCTCCCACCTTTTTGAAGGCTCATTTTTATATTTTCAATTTGGTCGTCTGAAAGTAGGTTGAGAGCTTCTTTTGCTTTCGCATTGCTGTAGTCATAATACTCTTTTATTACCTCAAGGTCTTTGACTTTCTTTTGAGATAGCCACTTCCCACCAAATCGCTTTTTCTTACGGATACTATTTATAAAATAGTGAAATTGCATACGCTTAGGTAGAAAATGTAAACCATTCATCTCATTACTATGCATAATTGTATCATAGAACATAGACAAACATCTGTTAATAATAAAAGAAGGATACTTCTTTTCCCACACTAAATCATCTGAATCTAGTAGTGGTTCTTTTGTTTCATTAATTGCTTTCAAATAATCTTTTAATTCATACATAACTAATTCTTATCATATTTTGGTTTTACACCGTGTTTTTTATAATATTTCCACTTTAATCTGTACTCTATCTCCTGGCATCTGTAACCAGCTGGGTCATTGTCAATAAAATAAATCCATATCTTACACTTATGTTTATCTTCTCTAATTGCACTTACAGGATTATCTGGTAATCTAAAATTTAGTGGTACTCTTTGTAAGAAATATTTACCAATTTGTGGTTGATTGTGTCTAACACTACTTACACTTTTGGCATTTCTACATCTTTCTTTAGAAGAACCTATTTTTAAGATTTCATAATCTTTAATAATAATATAAACATAACTATCAAATAATTTATGTTCATCAAATTCTTCCCATAGGGCTTTTCTTAGACCAGTTCTAGGACCATAACCATATAACTCATCATAATTCACCCAAATAAAATTTCTTTTCTTTGGTGTCATAACACACTCCGCTATAAGTGGACTCATTTAAACTTACAATTGGCCATTATTTCTGTTAGACAAGCAACCATATTAATTTCTTGGTCAGCGACAAAGGCAGATTTATACTGATAACCTGCAATGATTAATATTGATTGTGGAACGGAAGAAGATTCTAATGCTGAATACATCAACTCATAGATTGTACTATAAAGAGATGATGGTTCTTTATCAAGGTTATCAATAACCCATTTACGCATATCATTAAATCTTTTTTCTTTTAAGACTTTAACAAGTTCTTTTGTATTTGCCTCAGATAAACTAAACAGAATACCACTATCAATTTTACCTCGTACAGAATATCTTTGAAGTTCATTAATAGTTCTACGAAAATCTGGATAATATTTCTGAATTAACTCAGCTAATACTTTGTTATCGTATTCAATATTTTCATCTTCAAGGACTTTGCCTAGTCTTTTCATAAAGGCATTGGCAGTTTTAACCTTTTGACCATTCTTAATTGCAAAATCAATAACGGTACATCTACTATGCAAAGCAGGTAAAATCTTGTTCTTGTAATTACAAGTAAAGATAAATCTACAGTTTTTGTAAAATGTTTCAATGAAGTTACGCAAAGCAGGTTGTACTGATTCGGCATTCATATAGTCTGCCTCATCAACAATCACCACTTTATGATTTGATTGTTCAGTTAATGATACAGTTGAAGCAAAGTTTTTAATCTTGTTTCGTAATGTATCAATCTGACGGCCTTCATCTGACCCGTTAATGATAATATAATCTGCACCAAGTTCCTCACACAAAGCACGAGCAACTGTGGTTTTACCAGTACCTTGCGTACCAGCTAATAACAGATTAGGTATTTCTTTTTGTTTTAGAAATTGTGTAAATGTATTTTTTGTTTCTTCAGGTAAAATACATTCACTGATTTTTTTAGGCCGATATTTTTCGACCCACAAGTATTCTGACATAATATAAACTCCACTTTATTCATTATTTAGGGTGTTTCCATTGTAAATTCATTTACAATTTCAGTATCAACATCATAACCACCTTTGTTCATTGTCCAACAATCTTCCTCACGGTCATAATCGTGTTGGTCAACAAATTCTTGGACTTTATCAGCTAGTTCTTTATCTTCTTCACTAGCATTATGATAATCCTTCCAATTAAAGTATAAACCTTTTTCAAAGGTAGGCAAATCGCCAAACTCCTCTATAATATCAGAAACAGCAATTTGTCTATTCAGATAATGTGTTGTTTGATGATATTCTCTGGTTTCTACTTTTAAGTAGTCGTCTGCTTTGTATTCAGTACCGTCTTCTAGTTTATAGACTTCCGACATTTAAAACTCACTATCAGGCTCAATTGCAATCCAATATTGAATTGGTTTGTTACGATTGATAAAGTGTGAGATTTTTTGTGACGAAATAGCCACATCATAATCATCCTGAATCATCTTAAAGTTCTCAGTTTTAAAGAAAGCCTTAAAGGTCTTATCAGTTTCACCAAGTACAATAGAATAATCATTGGAAGATGGAGTTTTTTTATCAGTAGCAACTAACTTAATTTGCTTGCCGTCACCAACAACTGCAATGTCTGGTAGACTTAGAGTTGAAACACCTTTCATTAATTTAGAAAAAGTATCTTTCTTTAAAGAAAAGGTAACATACTTGTCTGGCATATTAATCATTTTTGTAGGTGAAACTACAACTGATTTATCAGCAAAGAAATATTTAATTGCTTGTTTACTATTACTATCTGCAATTGTTAAGTTTGCACCACCATTAAATTTAAGTTCAGACTTATCAAATAAGTCAACTGCTCTTAAAAATTCTGGTAGGTCATAGATTGCAAATTCTTGCTCAAACTTTTCTGAAACATCAGCTTCTGCTAAAATGTTTTTAAGTGTAGAAATAGTTTGAAGTTTGTTGCCTGGTTTGACCAGAATATTCTGGTTAATATCTGAAAAATTTTTCAGAATGGCAACTGTATCACTACTTAGGTTCATTATATAATCTCCTCATAATTTAATTGGAGCGGATACTTGGTACTGCCCCAAGTTCTGTGAGTTGGTAACCCACTGTAATACTTTTATACGATATCCGCATT